GAAGAAATTGTAGTAGTCACCGGTTTGCGTCATCCAGAGCGTCTGCGGTTGGTTGTAGTTTCCGCCAAAGACTAACCTATCCTGAGCAAAGGCGACGGTCTGAGGCCAACCCCATAAGTCTGACCAAGTACCCTCGGCCCAGTTAGAAGTAGTAACTGTAGAGCCGATAGGACGCTGAACGGTTACTAACATTTTAGTTCCTAACGTGCCTCCGGCGATCACGGTAGAGTTGGTGACAAATTGGGTCATCTCAACCACGCCTTTAGCTTGGTAGGGGTCAGTAGTCAAGTCTATATTGCAGGTGCCGGAAGTCCCGGTAACGTAATTTATCCTAACCTTAAACGGCAACGCACCGTTAGACATGTCCTCGTTACCGTAAGTGTCGACGTTAAAATCATTCGCCCCGGAGAATTGCCTTAAATTAACCCACGCACTTGTCGCGCCAGTCGCGTCTTGAGTCTGCTTCTCGACTCTCCAGGTCCCTGTCCAGGTGCCGTGACTTATCACGCGCCAAGTCCCGCCGCAAGCAATAGCAGCGCTTACAGTCGTAGAAGTCGTGAAAGCTTGAGTCAAAGACTGTCCTTCTATCTGATGGTTTAATTCCATCAACTCCCCTGTCATGTTGGCGTTAAAGAAAGCTATCGATGAAGTTAGAGTCGCAGAACCGGTCAGCGTTGTCACCGCCATGGTGGCAGTCGAGTCATTCGGTAACTGGAACGGGCCGTTTATGAACTCGTAGTCAGCTAAGACAAAGGTGGTAGAATTGGTGCGTTCTATCTGGCGCGGCGCGTAGTCGGGATGGACTACAAATAAGACATCAGCGGATTGGACGAATCGGATGTCCTTAAGGTCTGCTTCAAGCCAGGGGAGCGAGGTGAGCGTTACAATCGTCCCGTTGCAGGTCAGTTGGGTATCGTTACAATAAAAACGGGCGTAGCCGGAGTTAGGAGCCGTAGAGTCAGCGCCGAGTTCGATCACGTAGTTTTCATCGGAAGCGAACTCGAAAGGGATTAAGCGGATCTTTGAGTCGTCGTTCTTAGCCGCGGCCACCATGTGCGTGCCGGGGCGGTTAGAGATCCCACCGTGGGGATGAACAAAGAAATTCAGGAGTTTGCGCGCGCCTGTCGCATACTTGGCAATATCTACCCTGGCGTATAACGACGGCGCGAACTCACCGCCTGAGAAACTAGGTTTAACGACGTGGACTGGCTCAGCCATTGACATCACCCATAAAAATAGAATAGAAAACTTGCAGTTGTTTCCTAATAATAAGGAACACCGGAGCTTTCATAATCCTACTAGAAATAATTTGGGGAAGTTTATTTAGCATAGGATTAACCGTTAGGGTGTCGGACTGCAATATAATGGTCTTCAGAGTTGTAGGTTGCTCCAGCCCTGGCGTCAACAAAAGTCGAAGAAGGAGGCGTAACCGAATCGTTCTCGTAGGAGTTCATCCTTTCGGCGTCTGACATGTAAGCGTTGTATGTCTTTAACAAAGTTTCCGCTAACTGAGAATCGCCTGTCAGGGGTTTAGCCATGTTGGCTGCCAGAAAGTAAGCTAAGACCGAAACGAAGTTCGCGTCGTAGAAAGTGGTGTCGGTGATGTCGACGGTGAACTCGCCCTTAGCGTCCGTGACATTCGACATGATGATCTTCTGTTTGCCTACCGGATCGTACATCACCCTAAAATCTTGGGACTTATCGTTAGCTAAGTAATAGACATGCCATACCTCAAGGCACGACGAAGAGGTCGGGTACTGGTAAGCGTACATCCATGTGTTATCTAAGATCGTGTAAGTAGCAGTTGAAAGAGATACCACGGCAGTTGCAAAAGACCAGTCGTGTCCTTTTAGAACTTCCTGCCTACAGGTGTCCCAGATGCGCGTGGCTAACTGGGCCGGAGGCGAAGCTTCTACCATGGAAACGATCGGTGCGATGCCAATGTGACCTAGGGCCTTATTAATGATCTCGAGTTGGGATGCCATGGTATCTCCTTAACTTTTAAGCGTTCGGGTGGAACACCGCGTATACTAAGGTTCCGGCTGTCGGGCCTTGGATGGTCACCACGAACCCGGTCCCAGCGGTAATCATCGTGTTTGACAAAATAGCGCCCGTCGACGACTCTGATAACATCTGAGTCAAAACGATGTCGCCTGCTGCAATCGTTGGACACGATACTGTCACAGTACCGATGCCAGTTGCCGTTGAGCCTGTGATGGCTTGCACCCCGACAATGGGGGCGAGATAATCTAACACTACATCCCTGTCGCCACCGTCCTTCACTTTAATCCTTGCCATGATCATTCTCCTTTAGATAGGGCCGGAGCCTTGCGACTCCGGTCCTATTAGTTACTGTTAAAGCGCCCTGTCGACGGTCGTTTGAGCAGCCAGTACCAAGATGCAACTCATCGTACCAGTCGAAACACCGTCTGTGGTCGTATACAACGCCCTGACGTAACGGTACGGGAGTTGGTTACTTGGCCCGTATAACGAATCTCCGGCTAGTTGGTTGGTCATCATCGCGACCGGAAGTTTCACCACTAACGGGAGGCTGTTCTTTGCAATCCCGTGGCATGCTTGCGTCTTTGACACGACAGTCAACAACGAAGCGAACGCGGTGTCCTGGGCGATCTGAATCGCCAACGTCAACGAACACGCTGCCGTAGCCACGAACGCCGTGCCTACTTGGAACCTGGCGTAAACTTCGTCGTTGTGTCCCCAACCCGACTGGATGGTGTCTAAGATGTAGGTTGAGGTGATCGCTGACCCCGCAGCCACCAACGACTGTTTGTCACTTAACCTTGCCTGATAATCAATGTACATGTTTTTTCTCCTAATGGTTAATCAAACCTAATAAATCCTGTTATTAGGTTGAAGCTGTTACCTGTGCTTCGGTGTTAAGTATCTGGTCAACGCGCCGAACCGGTACACCCATGAAACTCAAAGTAGGCCTAGAGATGCTGGCCGACTGTAAGTTATCTAAGGTGATGAACGCATTCGACTTCGACAACATCTTGACCCTTAACATCGCTCTTACTCTCTGGTTGCAGTAGAACACTGGCCGAACCGTACCTGAAGGCGGAAGCTTGTCTAACGCCTGAGACATGTACTTGATGATGTTCGCTGAAGTGTCCGTGGTGTCGCCCGTAGTCTCTAACGCGGTGATGCCGATGTTAGCGATCCTGACTACGTAACGCCAATCCCTTACGGCTAAACCGACTTTCCACTGGTAGTGGGTTCTGTACGCTTGGTACCTGCCAGCTCCGGGGAAGGTCTGACCGTCGTAAATGGTCTGCTCTCCTAAGTCCTCCACGCTCAAACCGGCTTTAGATCCCTTAGGGAAGATCCCGTGGATGGTATCGTTCGACCAACCGACAAGCCAGATCGAGGTTGAGTTAGTGCCGCCGCCGCCGTCGATGACGTTCATCGCGGTTACCGCTGAAGAGGTAGTCCCTACCTGATAATACCTCGCCGACAACCCAACGAACTGTTCAGGGTTGGTCGAGGTATCGCCGTAGATCAAAGCGGTGCCTAAGGCTTGGTTCATGCCTTCGATGACCGCCATGTCTTCAGAAAGCCTCCACGCCGCGGTGTTGCCGTTCAGCATCGCTAAATCCTTGTCGATTTCGCTGTAAGCTTCCATCATGCCGCACGTCTCGACGATCTGCGAAGTGGTTGTCTTAACCGGCTGAACGCCACGGTTGATCAATCTCCACGTAGGCGCGGGGATCGATGTCCTGATGGTGGTCTTATGCCCGGTCGGTAAGTTGCCCTCGATGAACGGGATGTCGTCGAGGATTTCGTTGTAACGGTTCAAGATCTCGGCTACGCTCGCTATCTTGCCATCAGGGTCAAGCCTGCGTGACACGTCAAGCAGCGTAGGCCAATAGTTATCCAATAATCCTGCCATTTGTAACTCCTAACGTTTAACTGTTGTTCGTAATGGTCTTACTTTTGTTGCATACTAGGGTAAAGCAACGTAGCTACCTCTTCGTTGGTCTTGGTTTCACCGGTTGGTTTGCGGGTAGCTTTATCGTCTACTAAGTGTTCCTCGCTGAATAACTTTCCTATCTTCGCCATGTCTAAGATGAACGACTTTAAGTTGCCGATGCCCGAAGCGTTAAGGGCTTCGATCGTCTCAAGCGACATTAAATTCTTCACCTTCGCCACCGCTGACAACTCAGCTTTAATGTTAGGAACGGACATCGTCTCCTTGACGTTAGCCTCGTTCCAAGCTTTAAGCGCTGATTCGTCCTCAGCCGTCTTCTCTTTCATGACCTGCGCGAAGAAATCGGTCAAACCCTGCGCCTGAGCGTTGGTAAGGCCTTGCGCCTTAAAGACAGGCGTGATCTTGGCGAGTGCTGCTTCGTCCAATACCATGCCCTCAGGTGCTTTCAGCTCATACTTCTCAGGAACGCCTTTTACCTTGGCCTCCGCTAACGCCTTCGCGTCAGCTTCAGCTTTGACTTTGACGAGTTCAGTCTTGCGAGTCACCTCTTCAGGCTTCAAAGTCTTCTCGTCGGCTTCTAAGATCCTTTTATCCTCGGCTTCTCTCGCGGCTTTCTCTTCCGCCCCTGCCGTATCAAGAACGCTGTCGTTCCCGCTGACTACAGGTTGATCCGCTTTAGCTAAAAGTGAGTCATCTACCGTCACCGCGCCCGTTTGTGTGGTTGCGGTTGCTGCAGTTACTTCTGCCATCTTAATCCTCCGTTAGTTTTACTACGCCCCTTCTTTACAATGGGCGATAGGACGAAGCATGTATCTGATAATCGTCATGTGGTTCACGTTTCCTCCTTTTTGATTTCTTTCTTTGACTTAAGTTCACTGATATATTCACTTTGCATCTGAGCAAAGACGTGCGTGTCGGCTTCGTTCAAGTCCGCTAACAAAACCAAGCCTACGTCGCGCTTGCCTTCGTTAAAACCAGTCTGCACAGAATTTAAAGAAAACGACGCCTTGAATACTCCGCAGGTTTCTAAAATACGCCAGAGTACCCGCCTGCCTTCAGGCCTTTTGATCAGTGTGCGCAGGTCTTCAATCTCCCGGTCTCGGCGCCGCTGGGCTTCCTGCCTTGATTCCTTGTTCTTGGCGTTGATCTCGTCGGTATAAAAGTTATCTGGCATCAATTTGAGGTTTAATAGTCCTCGGGTTTAGTTCTTTCGTGTTGATTTTTTCTTCTAGCGATTCTACTTTAACCCCGACTAAATCGATCTTTTGCAAGGTAGCTAACGCGCTTAACTCAACCGGTGTTTCAATGGGTTCTTTAAGAAGGTCATCCATCATTTCCCGTGCCATTTACTTGAACCGGGTTTACCTTTGTTGATCGACGCGTAGAAAACTTCCTTGCCCTTCTTCACCCCGTACTTCTTGACCATGGCGCGCATGACTTCTTTTCCTGTTTCGCTAAGCGGCATCTACGTCGCTCCTTTCATCCCCGCTAAGACGGCGTCTAACGCGCTGTTCTGACCCATCGGCGTCGTGCCTAGGTTCTTGGCTGCGCTTGCGCCTTTACTCAACGCCTCAGTGGTGGCCAACGCTTCCTGTTGTTGTTGTTGGGCTGCCAACGCCTCGCGTTTAGCTTTCCTTAAGGCGTCCCTCATCTCCGGTGAGTTCATCGTCTTCGCTGGGATCCCTAACATCAAGGCGTATTCCTGGATCTGCTCGTCAAAGTTGATGTTATCGACCACTTCTGACTGGCCGTATTGGAGTTGCGTTGCAGCTAACTGTTGGGCGTAAGCAATCACCTGCTGCATCGCGGTCACTCCTACCATCTTCTGCGCCTGGGCAAGGACGGAGATGTACTTGATCTTCAACTCCATCCCGGAGATCTCTTTAGGCGGTGGCGTGATCAAGCCGCGCTCAAACATGATGTTAAAAGTGCGCTCAATCAAGGGACTCAACAACTCACCCTCTAACCGTTCAAGTACCGGACCTAAGATGGTCAGTTTCTCCGCTTGCCTTTCCCTGATCTCTTCGGCCGTCGGTGGTTGCCTGCCCTGTTCTGACTCGATAAGCATTAAAAACAAATCCGCAAAAGATTTCTCTTTGATGGCTTTCTGAGTCTTCTCGATGGTCAACTCGATCGCTTGCAAATCAGGGTTGACCTGGTAAGCCGGTTTCACTCCGGCGTTAGGTAGCATGGCAGAGAACCTCGTCACGCCGCCTGGCAGCATGTTCGCTTCGCCTTGGACCGAAGCGTCTACCTGCACTGGCGGGTTGGTTACCTTGTCAAGCGCAATCAATTTATTGACTTGTAGTTTCTGCAGCATCTTGACGTCGCCGAGCATCTTCCAGCCCGGTGAACGACCGTACGAATCTGCCGTGGTGACGGTAGACCACCTGGGAGACAAGATTGGGAACTCGTTGAAACCGCCCATGCGCAAGTACTTATCCACCATCGCGCCGTCTTCCCAGTAGACTGACCTAAACGCCATATTCTTCCAATCTTTCATCTCATGGACGCGAGCGTCGTTTGGTTCAATTAAGAAGTTAATCCTAACCCACGTGTCAGGCGACTGGTTTTGGTACATCGTCTTGACTTGAGGCGAGACGTTGTTGATCCCGAATTCTTTAACTAACTGCGCTACCGTCATCCAGAACCGGCGGTAAAACGAATTCACCCGGCCGTCAGGCCCGGTAGCAAGGTAATACTCGCCGACGGTGTAAACGCGCATGCGGATGACGTCGTCAGGGTCTTCCTCTAAGAGGGCGCAAGCCGTGCCGAAGCCGCCGACTTCTTCATACATTGAGTTAAGGCAGCCGTAGACGTTCGACTTAGCAAAGACGTCTTCCATCCGGCGTTGGGTGTCGTCTAACCAGTAGTTGACGTTCGCTATTTTATCTAAGCCGTCATCGCCTAAGCTTAACTTAAACCACGGCCTTGAGGGTGAAGTCAGGCCCGACTGCATGCCTGCGGCTAAGGTAGAGATGGCCTGTTCCGCGGTCGAGTCGACTACCGTCTTGTGGTCTATCTCGTAACCTACGTTAGGGCGCTGCTCAAAGAAAAACCCTCTCGTCGGCAGAATGTACTTGGCTATGTCGCGCCAGGCTGGGTACCAAAGCATGCCCTCGTTTCGGATCGCCCCGGACCGCCTGACGAACAACCACCGGTCTAACTTGGTCTTGTTGAAGTCGGGTTTTTTCTCTTCCTCTTTTACTCTGGTCTCATCGAATTGGCTTAAGATGGTCTGCATGCGTCACCTTAAGTAGGCATGGCTGGCATCGCTCTCAAGACGCACCAGTCAAACGTCGCCGTGCCAGGGTTGGTATTGTAGTAAGCGATGAA